ATGAGCAACTTTGTCTTCACGCTAATAAGCGCTTTGGCAGGCAGCAACTCGGTAAGTCCGGTTGACTGCGAAGTGTGCACTTCGAAAAAGGGCCAAAAAGCCCTTAAAGTGCACCTCAAGTCTCGAGGTTCGTGTGCGGCGTGCGTCCAGCGTGACGTGCTGTTGCACCGAATGGCGGCCGTAGAAACGGCCAACCTCATCTTATCCGCCCCAAATTCGAAATTCGGACTTGTCTTTGCCACCTGGCTGGAAACGGTCTGGGCTTCCGACGAGGGGCTTTCTGAATATTACCTCGGACCTTCTCTAGCGTTTCACTGGCCGAACTTGCCTGGAAAGGCGAAGGACATAGGGCCTAAGTTGAAAAAGAAAAAAACAACTAGAGAAGAGAAGATCGAAGTCTTGGCTCCGCGCGACTCCCTGTTTCACCAGGGGGTGCTATACAAGATAGTTGCGGACCCTTCAGATTTTGACACGATACGTGGTAAGGCAGGCGACGAGAGGGCAACCTCCACCGTAGCCTTAACCACCACCTCCGGAGCTGTGATCGTGGCCCCGTACTCTAGTGTCCACACAAGGATCGAAAGAGTCGTGACCCACACCGTGATCGAGGAGGAAAAGCAGGATGACCCGGATGTCGCATCGCGCGCCCCAGAGAGCTCATCCCCGCTGCCCGATCACAAGCTGAGGGAATTGGTGTACCGGTTCTTCGAGGAAAACGAAGAAGACGCGGTTTATGAATGCACCGTCCCAACAAGAATATCCCTTGGGAGCCTCGTCGATAACAAGACGTTCGCCGAAGGGGTTAAGAAAATAGCGTCGGAGGGAGGGAAAGGCGGAGTTGATCAAAATCGCCTCTCCTCAGCTACTGACGGGTCAGTATACCTCGAAACCCACGAATACCATAGGGTGCCCTATTGGAAGCACCTTGTGGATGTCAGGGGGTATAAAGACCTCATTCTATCCCGGGCTCTACACTGCCCGGAGAAAAACAAGATAACCTACTGCATGGTAGATCGAAAGTGCCAAGTCCACAGGGCCGGTCACCATGAAGGAGAACAGCACGATTGCGTAAGGGCAGAAGTTCAGCTTCCGCTGAACGAGTACCCCTCGCCTGCTACACTGACACTTTCAGCGCCTCATCTTGGAGGAGCTCTTGGTGCGGGGATAACACACCCCGACACCAATGCAGCGTTTAGAAACCAAGATCCATGGTATCACTCGTGGCTCGGGATCCGAAAATCAAAAGCCGCGACCCTAGATTCCTTCAGCCTTAGCGATCAGGAGGCTATTACTGGTGCGTACGGACCTAATCCGTCGAAACGCCAGTTACAGCCGTTGATCGGGAAGTCAGGCCATGCTCTCGTCCTAGCTTTAGGCGGAGACAATGGCAAAGCAAAGAAAGAGAAGGATCCAGGACTAGCGCCTGCGAAAGCCCCCGAGCCAAAGAAGCTAAGGGCAGAGGACCTCGTTAACGATGGGGCTACCCCATCAGAGAGGTTGCTCGCAGGAGCAATAGTGAAGATCATGGACCGCCTTGATGCGCAAGCTGAGAGTATCAGCAGAGCAGTCGGAGGGGGAAGACCCAGGCCGCCGGCCCGTACTCAGACGGACTCGACAACAGGACAGCAGCCAGGGAATTCCAAAGCCAGGAAACGGCGGGAGAGAAAGAAAGGTCTCAACCGCGCCAGTTCCCCCGCTCCCTCCCAGGAGTCAACTCAGTCAACTCCGAACCCGAGGCCCCGTGGTGATAAGCCGAAGGGGAGACAGCCTCGTCGGGATGGTCCGCGACGAGAGGGGAGACCTAACCAAGGAGGCCTTGCAGAGTCAAATCTGAAGGCCTTTGGCACAAAAGACTTCAAGGAGATCCTCGACATAGTCGGCAGGGACTTCCGGGAAAAAGTCGATGTGAAGAAGGTTTCCCAGTACTACTCGGGGGGAAAGCTTGACCTAAAAGGAAAAACCAAAGGTCAAATAGCGGCAGAGGCGAAGTTCGTGCCAAAGCCGCGGGTCTCTAATCAGGCCGCCTAAGATCGGGGAGTGGCCGAGAAAACTCGGCCCCCTGATAGAGAGAGTGTTGAGGCCAAATCTATACCTCAAGCCACCTGTCATCAAAGGTGAAAGTGGCGAGACTCTACTGGTGGAAGAAACGACCTTTGAAAAAGGGAAGTTTAGACCATTCTTTAGAAACCGGAAAATCTTGAAGCAGATGTCCGGTCCAGAAGAGTTAGTTGGCCCAAGAGTGACATTGCAGAGGGTTTCCAAACCTGAGGACCAGTGGGTACCGCCCCCGAAAGGGTGGTTTAAACACTGGGATAATATCAGGAGGAAATACCCCAACATGCCAGTACGCGTGTGGAACCCTAAGTTGGTAAGCACACCTGTATATTGGAACCCTACTGCGATAGAAGGTACATACAAGCTGTGTAATCTAGAAGAGTGCACCAAGCTTATGCCAATGAAAGATCTCCCAAGTGGGAGGGAGCTAGCATCCATCGGGAAACGCCTCAAAGAAGGGTTTGAACCGGTGAATATGCCAATGCTCCAGTATCATAATGGCACCTTCAGAGTCACAGAAGAGAAAGAGCTAGTAACTTCCTTAAGGTCAGGAGATCACATCAATATTGACTATTCAAGGACCCCCTACAGAACCTGGTGCATCGAAACCTGGGTTCGGACCCTTTGGGCACTCTCGCTTGACTACGAGGGTGAGTTACGGACGCTCTTAGCGCTTCCGAGTGCCGACGCCGTTGCTGCGGCGGTAAAGGATAGATCATGGAGGTGTATGAGAGCGCTGCTCTGCGAGGAAAAGGTCCCATGGACCGACGACCCGCAGAAATTAGCGATCTTATACTGGAGTGCGAGAGCACTACCTAAGCCACAGGTACCAGAAGAAGCTCTAGAGCATATACCTGCGCTTTTGAAACCCCCAAGAAGGAAAGTCTACACCGAAACAGACATCTATGCCCGGATGGGGCGAATAAATGTCCCTCAGGTGCCTTCTGAGATCAAGTCCCACTCGTCTACGTCAGCGACGATGGAGTTCCCTCGCAAAGCGGGGGGGTTCAACGAAGCTGTGCGCCTGCTGGCAGAACTGGTATACCCTACCGCAACGATGGGGAGACCGGTGGATCCCGCCCATGGGCTGCCAGAAGGGTTACCACCAATAAAGCGGAAGATAGCGGCCGGGTTTATCGCAAAGCGAGGAGCCCTAGCGTACGCTACCACAGGAGCTGTGAGGGTATTCAAGCTACTAAAAAGGCCCCCAAGAGCATTTGCCTTCGTCATCCCAGAGAGGGGTTGGAAATTCCGAGTTCCGATCTTCACTGAGAGTATTGCACAGATTCTAGCCACAAGGTTAGGCCAGATGGGTAGAGTTGTGCTGACGAAGCTCTTCGGGGACACGTACAGACTGCAGGACTTTAGAATGGACACAGCAGCAGTCTACACATCCGGTGATTATTCGCTTGCATCGGACCGTATCCCATTCCATATCGGGAGAGCGATAATGAAACACATCGTCTCTAATTCCGATTTGGAGGATAAGGACTCGTGGTACGATATAATAGACTGGTTAATAGGCCCCTACACGGTGTATTCTGATTCACATGCACGTGAGGAGATGGCCCGTGTGTGGTACTCTGACACCCCATTAGGATGGGGTAAGGGTGAGACTCAGCAGCGATTCTTCCGGAAGATCCGGGATGCGCAGCTTGGGAGTAAAGAATCCCTTAGGTCAAGAGGGTTCGCACACGCGGTCGAAGGCATCCGAGACAACATCTTGGGGTCCGAAGCCTATCGGTTTGTTAAAAGTAAGCAACTACCTTCCTTCACCATTGAGAGTTTAGCTCAAGGGCTAATGGACGAACTCCACAGTATAACTGGGGGTCCGGCACAATGCAGGGTTACTCAATGTGGTGTATTAATGTCTCTGGGTTTAACCCAAGTAATCGTATATCTAACGAACTACATGCCGCATATGGAAATGGATTGCGGAGTGAAGCTATTAGGTGACGATAACATCTCATCCCATAACAGTATTACGGACGCTGAAGAACTCGAGCGCCGTAAGGACAGGACAGGGATGAAGAGATCAGAAAGGAAGACAATAATATCCACGCGAGGATACACTGTGGGTCAGCGTATCTTCGTAAAGGAACGGAAGCAGAACGAGTTGACTATCAAAGAGATTCCCTTTTTCTCTATGAAAGCACTATTCCGGTTCCAAAAGGAGAGAAACGATTTCATCCATAAGCCTCAGGCGGCAGTAAAGAATATGGGGCACCTGGACCATACGGTTAAACGGAAATTGTTATCTCTCTTGTGGGCACAATATAGAGTCGATCACACCAAACTCATGGAGGATGGCGTTGATATTATGCACCCGGTCTATGGCCTTTATGGCATGGACCTGGGTGTCGGTAAGAGGACGTTTACCCTGGATGGCATAAATCACCAAACAGGACGCCTTGCTTTCAAGCCTCGCCAATATGAGGCTGTTAATCTTACCGAACTCTATGAGAACATTGATGACCTTCGTCCTCAGTGTGGTGAAGAGGCCCCCTGGCCCTTATTGGGGGACACTTACTCGACGAAGGATATCCATGCTGATAAAGTTATTGCCATGTACACATCAGCATGTGCGGATCTCAATAAAGTGCGCAATGTGGGCGAGGCCCTTTACACTGCGACAACGTTCAAATCGAGAATCCGGAAAAACATCGAAAGGGTAGAAGTTGAGCGTATAAACGCCTTCGGACCTGACGATAGGGTGGTATCAGACCTATACCACTTTATGCATAATTACCAG